GCATCCCTGCTGACCCGCTCTTCCGATCTTCGCTGAACATAGCCAGCTTCGCGCCCTCTGCGACGCCGTTCTCCGAGCCGAGGCCGACCTCTGCCATGGAAAGCAGGAAAATCTTGTCCTGGACAGTCTCGGACCCGCCGCCGTCCGTGCCGGGCTTTGCGACGGTCAGGGTGGTGGTGAGCAGGGCGGCCAGCATCTCCGCACCGAAGCCGGTCAGGAAGCCGGATTGTGCGTCGTACTCGTTGTAGCCGCTCCAGACGTAAGAATTGGACGGGGGCCGGTCATAGCTGTGCTGGGCCTGATACCAGCCGGTCCCGCTCTTATTGAGCCACTGGCGGATGTTAGCCAGGGAATAGCGGTTGTTGCCGTATCTCTCCCGGTCCGTGTTGCCGCCGCTCTCCGTAGCGTCGAAGCAGCAGATTTTGATGATGCTCTCGGCCACAAGGGTTGTGCTGTTGGCGGGATAGCCTGCGTGGTTTTTGTCACCGATGACCCAGCCGATAGGGACGCCGTAATACTTAGTCTTTGTGTCCCGCACTTTCGCCTTTACGGGTAGGGCGCTGATTTTCTGCGGCATGGTTTGACTTTACACTCCTTTCAAAGATGGAGGCGCAAACCGCGTCGTACTTGGTGATGAGAGACCGGCATTGGCCGTGGGAAGCATGAGACCTCCAGCTCTGGTAGCTCTCTTCAATCTGCTTCCGGGTCATAGCGCCGTTTTCATACATCACCGCGTATTTCCGCAGCTTGCGCCTCATGCGGCCTTTGCTGGAACGCCTGACTTTCCGTATTACCTTTCCGGTGTCGGTTAGGTATGTGTGGAAGCCCAAAAAGTCCAGGCCGTTCCGCAAGGGGAAGATCTGTGTCTTCTGGTTTAGCTCAAGGCCCCTCGGGGCCAAAAGCTGCTCGACTTTCTTCCACGCTTCACGAAGCGCCTCCTTGCTCTCGCAGATGATATAGAAATCATCCATGTAGCGGCCATAGTACCGCATTCGGAGAACCTCTTTGACGTAGTGGTCGAGTTCATTCAGATACAATAGGGCGTACACCTGGGACGATTGATTGCCTATGGGGATGCCGACATTACCAGGGGTGCTATCTATGATAGCGTCGGACAAGGCCCGGCTCCGTGGGTCCGTGAGCAGCTTATTGACATCTCGCTTGAGAATGTCGTGCCGGATGCTGGCGAAGTAGTGCCGGACATCCGCTTTCAGGACCCAGCCGTCGGCGCTCCCGTGCTTCCGGTAATACTCCCGCATGAAGTCACGGAGGCGGTCGAGGCCGAAATGGGTTCCCTTTCCGACTTGGCTCCCGTAGTTATCCAGGATAAAGGGGCGGCTCAGGACGGGGTAAAGGATGTTGTCGCAAAAGGCGTGTTGCACGATTTTATCCTTGACGCTGTTCGTCTGGATGAGACGTCGCTTTGGCTCAAAGACGTAGAACTCATGGTAATTTCCAGGCTTGTAGAGACCGTCCCGCAGCTCAGCTTGCAGGACGGTGATCGCCTCCAGAGTGTTCAGCTCCACTTTGGCAACGGCGTCTTTCCATCGCTTACCTTTTCTGGTCGCCCGATACGCCGCATAGAGATTAGCGAAGTCATAAACGACTTCAAAATTCTGTTCCATAATAGGCTCCTTGCGCCGCTGGTAGCGCCGAAGCTCCAATGGGCGAGCCTCAGCGCGTCGGCGCTATGTGTTTATCCCCGCCCTGTCAGGCCGGGACCGGATACGTCCTCCTTTGATGGTGGGCTTCTGCTTTCTCCCTTTCGGGTTACTCGGTCACGGTATTCCACCGAAGCCGGGCGCACACCCCTGTTGCCGTTGTACGCGTTGTTGTTGTTGAGGCTCCCGTCCGAGTTCACGTAGCGCACGTTGTTCGCGTTCGACGAATACGGGGAGCGGACAAGGCACACCCAGGGGGATGCACGTACAGGACGCACCCGTGGCCTCTCAAATCATCGCCGTGCGCCGCCGGTCTGAACTTGCTGCCGGAAGCGCTCGGCGTCCTTTTTGCGCCACGACGCGGCAAGGTTCTTTACGTCGGTGGTGAGGCCCGTCCAATACTCACACCGCCTGATGTCGATATACCCCTGTTCCAGAGCTATATCCAGGAAGTTCAGGAAGACCTTGCAGTTGGTCAAGACCTCTTTCTGGAGGTCAAGGCGCGTGTTCATCTCAGCGACGGTCCGAGGGTATATCTCGTTGGCCGCTATGATGTCATGCAGGATTTGGATTGAGAGGTTCTGCATTCTCTGGCAGAGGGTGAAGCGCACCTTTTTAGGGAACAGCTTAGTGTTGTTCGTGAGCTGCAAGGTATGGTTTACCAGGTCTTTTGCCTTGCAGATGATGGTGAGTTCACCGTGCCGGTTCTGCAAACAGGACACCTCCTTTCACGCAGGGCCTCCAGCTCATCAGCCGGTACGCCGTCCACTTCGAGGACGCCGGGCCGGACGCGGATAGTGACCCTCTGGCCTTTATATCCCAAACCGCAGAGCACAAGCCCCTCCAGGCCCTCGCAGGGGCAAGGGGTCTCCAGCTCTGCGATAAGGTTCGGAATAAGACAGCTCGCCTCTTCGGGGCTGCAAAGTAGCCCCGTCATGCTGTAATGGAGCGTCCGGTCTGGCTCCAAACTCCGTCGCGCATGGTGATACCGGCGAGGGTGGCAAAGTCGGCGGTCTTGTTGATGCCTCCGGGCATATCGCCGGACACCAGATCGTTGAGCAGGTCGATTGCGGCCTCATGGTCGCTCAGGGTGTTGGAGAGGCCGGAAATGTCGCTGATTTCATGACTGTGGCCCAGGAGCGCATATTTTTCCAGGTCCACCACGCGGGCCAGGGCGTCCGGGTCAATGATGGCCGAAACGCTCGCCGCCGCGCCCACAATGTTGATGATGTTGAAAGTCACCATCTTGTTTACCGGGCTGCCCTGGGGCCTCATCCACTCCGGCTTGCTCTGGAGGGGAAGATAGGAATAGGCAACGTCTCCATCGCCCTCCGGGTCCTTGATGTAGAGCATGACGCCTTTGACGTAGAAGCCGGTCTCGACGCCCACGCTGGTAGCCTGGACCACCACCGTAGCCTCGCCGGTGCCGGTGTTCTCGCACTTGGCAATCATGGCGTCTCCGGCATATTCAACCGGGGCGGTCAGGTCCTCAACCGCCGTTCCCTCCGGGAGATCGCCGCTGTCCAGCTCCGCTTTTGTGAACTGGATGCCGCCGCTCCCGGCCATGACTTTGCCCAGGGCGGTGTAGCCGCTGTTGAGCAGCACCGCGCCCTCTTCACTCTCCGCGATGTCAGGAGAGGCCAGGATTTCTCTGTTTGGCATGGTATTACCTCGCTTTCATAGATGCAGTTATCGACACGTCCTCCCACACGGCCAGGCCCACATAGCTGCGGGAGGTTGCCGTGCGGAATGGGGTTGTCCGGGGTTTCGCCTCAATCTCGTTGTAGATCAGCGCCGGGACCGCGTAATAGCTCCGGGACCGTGCTGTGTGGTAGGTCCGCAGGAAAACACGGGTCCCGACGCCTGCCGCCGCGATGCGCTTCATCAGCTCCGCTATCAGGGGCGCGGCCTCCAGGCGCTCATAGTCCAGGACAGCTTCATCGACATAAATCCAGATTTTCGCCGGAAACAGCTCTCGGACCTCTATCTCCGATACGTCCACGTTGAAGAGCGAGGCCGCAGCGGAGATGATGGTGTCGATGTCACCACCGGAAAGCAGCGCAATCATCTTGATTTTGATGAGCAGGCGGTAAAAGGTATCGTCCGCTCCACCGCGAGCGACGCCGAAATTGGCCCCGTAGCGGTCCAGGACGGACCCTCTGGCATTGTCTATGTCATCCCATAGCTTGAGCCGGTCCGCGTTCTCGTGGATGATTTCAAGGCCCCAGGCAAGGGTCCCGAATAAGCGCCCGATGTTCGTCTCCATGGGGAGGCTGTGTCGGCTGTTGCGGATGTCCGACCGGGCATAAGCCCCGGTCAGATACTCCAGCATTTGAGACAGGTAGCCGTAGCTCATCAGCTCACCTCCGCAATGGTGATTTTGTCGGTCGAGGTCACGGCCTTTTCCCTGGTGTCAATGACGATGTTCTCTTCCCCGTAGTCACTGGCGGTCTCGCTGATGCCCAGGTCGAAGTCCACCACACCGGGGACAGACAGGATGACACCGGGCAAGGCCATATAGAGAACGTCCGAGCCGATAGTCAGGCCGCCCCTCACATCGCCGCCGATGTACTCCACCAGGGCCTCCTTGATGCGGTCCTGCCCATCGCCCGGAAAGTCGCTGTTGGTCTCCAGGTTCTTGATTTGAATATACACGGCAACGGTGGTCGGCCTGGAAAACTTGATATTGATGCTCTGTCCGCTCTTGGCGATGACGGCGATAGAAGAGCTGCCGGAGGTCTGGATGCCCGCCGCCTTGCGCCGGAAGATGGCCTGCGCGATGTCGGCGTCCGGGCCGCCGTAGACGATGGCCTCAATGCTGTGCGGGGGGAGGCCCAGGGCGTCGGTTTCGTCGGTGTCGTTCTCGTAGCAGATCGCGGAGTAAACCGCGTCCACGTTCTGCATGATTTCACCGGCGATGGCGTCCGCGTTGACGCCGCCCGCATAGTCCACGGACTGATAATAGCGGTCCCGGAACTCTTCATCGGTTTCCCGGCCCCGCCCGCCGTCGATGGCTGCCGGGTTCGTGCAGGCGCTCACGCCGTCCATGGGGTTTGTGATTTCCTTGACCGTCTCGGCGGCCACGTTGTAGTCCGCTCCGGTCTCAACGGCCTGGACCGGCAACGTGACTTTCCCGGTATCGTCGATGCGGCCGGCGGCCAGGACTGCATACTGCAATCCGGCCACGGTGCGGACCAGGAAGCCCACGGGGATAGGAGTACCGGCGGCGCCGGTGAACTCGACGTAGCCGGACGCCTTTTGCGCGGGAAGCAGGGACAAGCCGATAGCTTTCCCCAGGTTGTAGAGGCTGGTCCCTACCGCCGTATCAACGAAACGGCTATTGTAGACATCTTCCATGAGGCTGAACAGGATGTTCAGCATCCATGCGAAAATCCGTAGGAAGATGCCCAGGGGGGACCGGACGGTCAGGTTGGCCTTGCTCCCGAACAGCTCCCGCGCCTTGTACTCGATGGCGTCCAGAAGCTCTACGTAAGTAGGCCGGTGGAAGCCGCGCTCGGTCACGCCCCATTCTTGATTGCTCATGCTGTGCTCACCTCCGTAGTGATGGTATTGCCGCTCTGGAGGCGGCCAGTCACAGAGACCTCCAGGCCCCGGCCCACAAGCTCATAGTCCACGGCGCTCACTTCGGCAACCTGTGGCTCCTGGAAGACGGCGTCCCGAATTACCTCCGGGATTTCGTCATCCTCCAGCTCGCTCCGCTTCTTGCCCATGATGCGCTCATACTCCGTGCCGTGGGTGGGGTCAAAGGGGAACTCCCCTCGGTAGACCTCCAGCGTCAGCCGGACGGCCTGGGCGGTGGTTTCATCGCCCGATATGGTCTCCAGCGCTCCGGCGTCATCGAGGATGAGGTCTCTGCTTTCGGGGTCAATTTTAAGGGTCCAGTTATCTTGCATATCTCACCCTCCGATCAGAACGTCCCCGCTGCCAGCAGAGACGGCCCCGGTGCCATTGTGGGCGGCCAGGGCGTCCCCGATACGGGCGGCGGGCTTTCCGTTGATGAAGACGCTGCTGCTGCCTTGGGCGATGCTCCCTTGGCTGCTCCCGCAGCAGGCATCATTTTCGGTTGTGGTGCTTCCGACATAGGCCGCCGGTCGCCCATTGATGAAAACGTCCCCGGAGCACCCGCCGGAGATCGTTCCCGTGATGGGGAGTGGACCGTGTGGGGTGACGTGTCCGTTGTGCTCCCCCGATGTGGTGCCTTGTATGGCGTCCCCTTGCCGTGCAGCTCCAGGCATAGCGCATACCTCCCTCAGTTCAGGTTGACCACGCCGCCGGTAACGGTCAGGTCCCCGGTGATGGTCACATTCCCCTTGATGTCGATGCCGCTTGGCGAGATGGACAGGTACACGCCGCCGTCGGCTGTCCCCAGGCTCAGGGACCCGGCGGGGTGGCCGGATATGGAGCTGCCGCCGGTGCGGATGCCGCCCACAAAGACAGCATCATCCCCGCTGTGCAGGCGCTCGGTGTTGGGGTCTGCCTCCGCGCCTCCAGCGATAACGGCGTCACTGTCCCGGTCCAGGTAGACCACCACGCCGATGTCCCCGGCCTTGTAGACAGGACGGATGACAAAGCCGCCCCCGTAGATGGTAGCCACGGGGACGGCCAGGACCGGCGGCTTGGTCTGGAATGTGTCTTCGTCGGGATAGCGGGTGATCGGCTGAACATCGACGGTCAAGGCCGCCTCATCAAAGGCAAGAACCTTTACAACGTCCGCAACGCAAAGGCCCGCCGCGTCCGCCTGTTTCTTGGCGTCCTCATAGGCTTGCTTTCGGTTTTGCCTCGGCATAGTAAGGTCCCTCCTTTACGACGGTTTCATTTCGATGGTGGTTTTCCAGTTGCCTTTCGGTGTGCCGGTGTGCTTCCCCTTGGCAACGATGAAGCGCCCGTTGAGGCTCTGAGACTGGATGACAACTTGCTCAGCCGGTCCGATATGGTAATTGAGCAGGCACTCGCGGGTCACATAGTTGCCCTCTTCGCTCTTGGTGGCGCTGCTTTTCTGGCTGTCGCTGCCCACGGCTATGACGGTTTCCTCAACCTCATTCCCGGACAGCAGCAAGCCGCTCTGAGGGGTAAGGACAAGGCCATTTGCGATGCCCTTAGTCGGGTCATTGATGAAGACGCTCCCGTTGCGTATAAGGAACCGGCTCTTGCAGTCGTTCACCACAATGCGCTTGAGTTCGTCCTTTACCTTGCCGTTGCACACCAGGCCCCGGTCATAGACCTTGTTCGTGGCGAGGGAAAAATCCCCGATTTCAACCCCAAAGATATTGAGCAGATCGGAGACAATCTCTTTCGCCGTGCTGCCCTTGGCGTAGGTCTTGGAGACCTTGGAGTTGAGCCATTGGTCCATAGCGGCGGTTGCTGAGATTTCGGTGATCCACTCGGTATTTTGGTGCTTGTGGCTGCAAGCGCTCACTTGGCCGACGAAGATAGCCCCCACGTCGCCCTCGTAGCCTGCGTTGAGGATGATAACGTCCCCGCGCTTGATACCCTTTCGGGTGCTCTCAGACAGGTTGTAGGCTTTGAATTTGGCCGTCTGGATGGTGTCGCTGTCCTCAAAGGGGACCTCAAACTCAAAGTACAGATTGTCCATACTGTACTTCTTGCTCCCAATCTGGAGACTGGCCTCTCTCATCCAGAAGCTCATTCCGTTCCCTCCCTGTCGAAGAGATAGAGCTTGACCTCTTCCCCCAGGTTCTCCCACGTCACGGCGTCCACATCGTCCCCCGTGAGGCACAAGGGAATGATGACCGGCAAGGGAAAGCGCTCATCCTCAATGGGGCCGAACAGTGGCCGCCCGTAGCGGATGGGGTCTCCGTAGGCAAGCACTTCGCCGGTGGCCGTCACAGACAGGTCCAGGGTAAAGAAACCGCCGGTGTCGTTGTACCGGATGGTAAAGGAATAGGTCTTGTCGCTGAGTTTCACGGAAAAGGTGTAGGGGACCTTGCTCACGTCGATGTCGATATACTCAACCTCTTGCCCAAGGTCAATAAGCTGCATGGTCCGTTACCTCCTCCCGGTGTTGCTGGGAGTAGCGCGGGACGTTGGCCCCGCGCTACTCTTCGGCTTGCTGTTGAAGCTGTTTACATAGGACATATAGGCGCTGGATGAAATCGTGGTGGAGACGGTGGTTTTCAGGCCGTCCGCCTTAGTGCTGGAGGTTTGGGAGGAAGACTTCTGCGCTGCCTTGGTGGTTGCCTTGGGCTGTGACGCGGAGGCCGCAGCGTCCATACCGGCCATAGTAGAGGCCGTTCCACTGTCCACGGAGCTGCCCAGGGTGACTTGCTTTAGGGTGGCCGTGAACGTGAAGCCCCCACGGTTCTTGGCGTCGTGGGTGCTCTGGAGCTGCTGGATGACAAGGTTGCTGATGCGGTTCCTCCCGGTGTAGGTGATGATGTCGCCGCTCTTCCACATCTTTTGCAGGGCGGCGATGGTGTCCGCGCCATTGATGGCCGTCCCGCTGATCTGGAAGCTCAACGGCTGAGTAAAAACATGGTCTTGGATATTGGAGCCGCCCTCAACCGGGTTATCGGTGATCGTGCTGCTCCGGCTCACGCTCTCGGAGGTCACTACGCCGGTAGTCAGAGGCTCGAAGCGGACCACTCCGCATTTTCTTCCCTCAAGTGTGTAGATAGTAGCACCCCCTTATGCAAAGCCAGCCTGCATAGCGCGGTCCGTGTAGTCCTGGGCCTGGGCCTCTTGGTAAAGCTCATCGAACAGGGCGCGAAGCTGCTCTTTCAGGTTGGCAACGGTGGAGCTGTCGGCATTACCCGCAATCGTGATTTGGACGCTGGGGGCAAAGCTGACGCTCCGGCTGCTTCGGTTGTTGGTCGTGTTGTTGGTGTAGGATTTCATCAGGCGGTCAGTCTGGTCCGCCGGAATGATGGCAGAGCCGCCGGGGAGGATGGCAAGCTCGCCGCCCTCTTCGTTCATCCACGTGGGACCGCCCTCAAAGTTATCCGTGCCTCCGGCGTTGTGCGGGATGCTCGCTCCTATCTGGACATTGGAGGCGTTGCTCGCTTCACGGGCCGCCGCCGTGATACGGGAAAACTGTGCGACGATGGCGTCCGTGCCTGTGGTGGCTGCGGTCTGCATGGCGCTCCAGGCCGTCTCCGCGTCGGTCTGCATGGTCCCATAGGCCGCCGTAGCGGACGCGCCCATAGCCATGAAATTTACGTCGGTTATCTCGGCGGCCTGGTTGGAGCTTTCGGTGACGGCCTCGGTGGTGGTCTCCGCTGCTCCGGTGACTTCCTCCTTGTACTGCGACGTATCGACCACAAGGGAAGTCTCCTTGCTCGCGGCGTCATCAAGGCCATTGATGGACCCGCTCAGGTCGTTTACCGCCTCTTCGCTGTCCTTGGCTCCGCCGAACAGGTTAGAGAAGAAGCCTACGACCTTGCCCACGCCGTCGGCCAGCCAGCCTACCACTTTGCCCAGGACCTCAGCGATGACGCCCAGGACATCTCCGATGACCTCAAGCACAGGGCTTACGGCCTCCAGGATGGGGGAGATCAGGCCCAGCAGTTGCGCGATGGGCGGTAGCAGCGCCTCGGCCAGCTTTTGAATGACCGGCACAAGGGGCTGAATGATGGAGGTATTTAGGGTGTTCAGGATGTCCACCAGGGGCGGCATGACGGTCTCGGCTATCATGCCTATGATGTCCGCCACAGGCGGCAAGATGGTCTGAGCCAGGTCTCCGAATACCTGCAAGAGTGGTAATCCGGCCTCGAATACAGACCCCAGAACGTCGGTCAGGATAGGCAACAGGGTCATGCCCAGCTCCGTGATAACCGGCATGGCCTGGGCAAGCCCGTTGCTCAGCATATCCACAAACTGCATGAGCACCGGCTCGATGACCGGCCAGCTATCCAGGATGGTGCTGAACAGGCTTTCGATGACCGGCGTAAACCGGCTGCCAGCGTCGGCCATGAACTCGCTCCAGATGCCCTTGAGGTCTTTGGTGCTGTTCACCAGGCCGCCGGTGCTGTTGGCCGCCGATTGCTGGATTTTCTCGGTCTGCCCCAGCAGGGCATTCATGCGGACCTGGGCCAGAGTAGCATCGTCCATTTCGTCTATCTGGTCTCCCAGGCCCATTGAGAGCGCGGTATTTTTCAGGGCCACTTCATCAATGTGGATGCCGTACTCTTCGAGTGCCGCATTGTTCCCGCTGATGTAGTCCTGGACCACGCCCAGGGCCTCGGTGTCATCCATGGCAAAGGCGTTGCCGAAGTCATAGGCAAGGGACGTGGTGGCCTTGGACAGCTCTGCGGCCGCGTCCCCGGTGATGCCCATTTCCCCGTATAGGGCCTTATTGGACACCATGAAAGACTTGACCTCATCGCTGCTCCGGTGGATGGCGTCGGCGTAGTTCTCTGCCCACTCCCCGGCGTCGGTGCCTGAGAAGTTGGCCTCAAACTTCCGGCCCACATTCTCAGCGGACCCGGCTGCTTCGATGGCCGCCGCGCCCAGCTCCTTGAGCATATCAATACCGGCCTGGATTGCCTCAAAGCCGATAAAGGCGGCGAGGGCGCCCTTGATGGCCTCTTTGATTTCGCCTCCGGCCTTGTCGCCCTCATCCCCCATATCGTCCAGGTCTTTTCGCGCATCGTCGGCCTCATCGCCCACATTGTTAATCCTGTCGGCAGCGGCCTCCACCGCGCTCAAGAACTTCCCCCGGATGGTGTTTATCGGGTGCGTGAACGCGGTCCCGATGCCCTTTACTCCGGTCTTCACCTTGCCGGTGAAGTCGGAAAACTTCTTTTGGGAGTAGCCTATGGCCCCGTCAAATCCGGCCTTGATGGTCTTGGAAACGCTATTGGTCTCTTTGGCCGCAGCGCCCATAGATTTTCCTACGGCAGCACCGAAGCTGTCCGCCTCTCTGCCAATATCCCGGAAGCTGGTGCCTACATCGTCGGCGTCATCCTCCAGGTCATCCAGGGCGTCGCCTGCATCTCTGGCTCCGTCTCTGATCGCGTCAGTACCGGCGCGGACGCGAGCGCCCATATCCTGAGCGGCGTCCTCAACGTCCTGGGCGCGGTCCACGATCTGCTCCAGGCGGTCTATCGTCTCGCCCAGGCGGTTTATCGCGTCATCCAGGCCAAAGTCCATGCCAAAGGTAAGCTCCCGGTTGTCTGCCATTGGCTCCACCCCCTTTCTGCAAAAAGTAAAGCAGCGGGGTCACTCGCCCCGCTGCTTGCTCCAGTCTTCGTTGTAGAGTATGCGGGCCTGCACCGCCTCCTGGTACTCAGCCAGGTCCATGCCCTTGAAGTCGGCATAGCACAGGCCGCCGCCGGTGAAGATGAGGACCCACATATTCCGGTTTCGCTTGGCCTTTCTGATTGCGCGGTCTACGTTAAGCTCACTCTCGCAGAAAGGTTTCGATGGCCTTAATCAGCTTCTCCGGGGTCTTGATGTCATCCTTTTCATCGAAGTAGCTGATGCCGTCGGCCTTGACCTCGGCGGGAGAAATGACCACGTTCTTGAGCATGGTGTCAATGTACTTGGTGGTGTCCCGGCGTCCGCCGCCGGTCATGCCGCAATCGTCATTGACGCCGAAGTACCAGGTGGGAGAGACGGACTGGAGGGTGTATTCCTCGCCGTTGACGGTGACTTTCTTCTGCTTAGCCATAAATTTTCGGTAGCCCCTTTCAGATAGTGATTTTGGTTTGTTCGGCCAGTTGGGATAGCCTTTCATGGGTAGCCCCCCCCTTAGCGGGGGACTACCGACGGCGCATAGATGTTGACGGTGATCGTGCTCTGCTCCTTATTGCGGGTGAGGTCGGGCATTTTCATTACCCGGCAGTTGTCCGCGCTGAGGGTGAACGCGTCCGCGTCGTTCACGTCGGAGATCGTCACGTTGACGGCCCGACGCTTCGCCTCCAGCTCCCGAAGATAGGACAGGCTGGAAGACGTGGACATGAGGGTAATAGCGATGGTACCGCTCTCGTTGGCGTTCTCGGAGTAGGTCACGTCGCCCTTTGCGCCTACGGCGGGGGTGATGCTGTCCTCGTTCTTGGTGACGGACACGACACCATCAGCAGCAAAGCCGGTGATGGTGCGGCCCCCGACAATGACGTTGACCTTTTTAGGGTCATAGCTCGCAACTTCGATGCCTTTAGCCATGATGAATTACGCTCCTTTCTCACGCGCTCAGGGTGGCCCGCAGTACGCCCTTGACTTTGACGGTGTGGACCGCGCCCTCAAGCTGCGCCTCCCAGGTGATGTCCGGCATTTGCCGGGCGCGGGCCTCTTCGTCGGTGGCCTGGGACCGCTTGGGGACTACGACGGTAAAGACGCCCTGCTCGCTCTCCGGGTCCAGGGCGATAATGCCCAGGTCGGTAGCGCGGTTCAGGGCGGAGAACACACCGGCAGCGACCAGGGCAAAGCCCGCGTCGGTGTAGCCAATGGTGGGGTTCTCCAGGAAGATGTCGTAGAGGTTTTCCCTCATGTTCTTGGCGATGTAGTCAGCGCCCATCTGGACGTCGATAAATTCGCCGTCGGCGCACACGCCGTTCTTCACATACTCCCGCTTGTACTCGACGGTCAGGAAGTTCACGTTGGCCTCTTCCAGAGCGTCGCGCTCGGCGTTGGTGAGGTCCGGGACGGTGAGGCCCTGGGGCCGCTTGAACTTCCACGTTACGCTCTCAGGATAGAACGGACCCACGTTGCCCACATAGGCGGCGTCGGGGTATTCCTCATCCTGGTCCCCGTAGATGACGATGGACCGGCGGTTGGTGACGGCAAGGCTCTTGTTCTGAGTGCGCCCAAAGTAGAGCTTGCGGTGGTCTTCCTCGCCCGCGCCCAGCTCCGCTTCGGTAGGCTCGGTAGCCTCGGCCCAGGCGCAGAGGGCTTTCACGGCCTCATCGCCGTCCTGGTCGGTCAGCAGGATATACCAATCATCATCGGTCTCCCGCAGGGTCTCCACGGCCTGCACCAGAGCAGATGCCTTTTCGGTCTCACCGCTCCCGGAGGGGGCAGCGATACCGGCGATTTTCACTTTGCGGATAAGGGTCTCCGCAAGGGTGGTCTTGCCCTGCTCAAACAGGGCTTCGGCCATAGCAGCGACCTTTTTCCCGGTGAACGCCTCCTTGATGACGTCCAGATCGCGGTAGACGGCCACGTCCTTAGCGCCCTCGGTGGACAGCAGCAGAATGTCCAGGTTCTCCGTTCCGCTGGGCTTGGCGTCGATATTCACGACCACAACAACGTCTTTCGGCATTAAAATCACTCCTTTACGTTTCCTTTGATTGTGGGTTTCTCAAGTTTGCTGATGGCCGCCGCGTCGGTCCGGGTGTACCGGAGCCGGACATCGAAACCGAACCGGCGGCCCATTTCGTCAAGCTCCAGGGCGTCCCGGCTGGTGGCGTCGGTGACATCAACAACGACGAAACCGGCCCCCGCTATGGCGTCTCTCCCGGTATGCAGGAAAAAGCCCTGGGCCAGCGTTGCCAGCTCCAGGGCCTCATCTGCACCCAGGACTTGCACCTGGGAGCCTTTATCGTCGTAGCAGCGGTTCACGCTGCAAGCAGTAAATGACAGGGTGGCGGTGGGCTGCTCTTCCCGGACCTCCACCAGATCGTCTTGCGTCGCACCCTCACCCAGCGAGTAGTTGCCCAGGCCGCCGTCCGGGATGTAGTCTGCGGTCACTGAGTAGACGATGAACGGGGGTTCTGCCTCCGGCTGGACCTGGGAGGCCAGCAGGACCGGGACGCCCACGGCCTTATGAAGCGCGGATATGAGGGCATTCCGCTTCGTGACGAAACTCACGCCCCACCGCCCCCTTTCGGCGCCGCGCCGGTTCTGGCCTCTACCAGATACCGCTTCATCGGGTGGATGCTGTTGTGGCCCAGCTCCTGGGTCACGGTGTAGGTGTTTCCGCTGTCAGGGTCATAGACCTGTGCTCCCACCTGGAGCGCATGGCCGTTGGTATAGATTTTCTCGCTCAGATCGGACACGGTGCCGGTGATTTCACGCCGTAGGTCCTTGTCGCTCACAGGGAGGACCGCGCCCTCAAAGGGGACGCGCACAGGCTCACCGGCTACCCACTGGCCGCCCTTGTCCTGGTCGTAGTGGCCTCCCGCCTGGACCTCGTACATGGTATGCAGCAGGCCGCCCGGTATCATGGGCTGCGCCATTTTGAACGGGACGCCCATTATTCCTCAACCTCCCACGTGATCGAATTTCGGAGCCGTCCGGTCACCATGAGAGGGCTGTCCGCATAGGACGGATAGCGCTCCCTCTGGATTTTTCCTTTCGGCTCAAAGTTGCTCGCGTCGCTCATAAACTGCTGGATAAGGCCCACGGCCTGCCCGCCTATCCACGATATGGCCCCGTCCGCCGTCTGCTGACCTTGCCAGATGCGGGCAACCTCATTCTGGACGATTTCGGCCAGCTTGTTCTTGTTGTGGTCGAAGCCCGCTCGGATGAAGCTGCGCTCCGGTATGGTGACGGAGGGCAGCAGCAGGAACAGGAACTTGAGGTTATTCGGATTATCCTTATCCCTCCGTCCCTTTTTGGCTACGACGCCGAACAGGTAGCCGTCCCTGGACCGGATAAAGAAGAGGTCCTGGAAGTCCCTGGGGCTTTTGTCGTAGCTGTCCTTGTGGATAGGTATGCAGAGGTTCCGGGTGGCCTTGGGCGTGATGGTGGCCCCGTACTCATGGACACGGGCAATCATCAGAAGCTCGCTGTCGGCGTTGCCCTGGATGCCTATTTTTATCCGGGTGCCGTTCAGCTTCTCCAGCTCGGCCTTGACCCGCCGCAGATGCGGCAGTACATTGTCACGGACTTGCATAGGCTCACCACCTCATGTAGTGGGCCAGGGTCTCCATCCAGGAGGCGCGGGGTTCCTTGTCAAAGGTCCACGACACGTCGGAGATGGAGAAAGCCGCAAGGCCCTGAGCGCCGTTCCGCAGGATGGAGAACTCCTGTTCCGCGATGCCCCACACAATCGCCACGATGTCCTCCGGCAGATCGGACGGCTCATCCTCGGTCGCGTCCTTGGGCAGCACATACCCGGCGGTGAACTTCACTTCCAGGTAGCGCCTGGGGGCCGTGTAGTCGTTTGCAAGGCCGCCGATGTAGCCACGGAATACCCATCCCTCATCGCGGTACAGTACGCCCACGTCTCCGGTCATGGTAAAGTCGTAGCTGCTGGGGTCTATGCTCACGCCGTGCTCGGTGTCCCGGACGTACTCAACCGCCCGTATGGGGTACTGAGTGAGCACAAGTTCCTGAGTGCCGGGGGCAACGTACCTGTGGGTGTAGGTGGCCTTGCCGAACTTCCGCCCGGTGATGGTCTCAATCCAGGCAGACGCCGAATTGATAAGCCGGATGATGTTGTTCTTTACGGCGGTGTCCGCCGCCTCCGGTGGGATGCCCAGGCGCTCCATCGTGTCCTCAAGAGTAGTCATGGCGTTTGCGGCCAGTTTTACAGTCGGTTCATTTGCCACGGTGTCGCCTCCATTCTCAGGGGGGAGGCGCGGGCTACTCGCCCGCGTCCTCCTTTTTGCCGTCGTTCTTGGGAGCGGTCGCTTTTTTCTCCTTGGGGCCTGCTTCCCGCTTGTTCTCGGCGGGTTTCACGGTCTCGGGGGGATAGTGTCTTGCCATAGTGAAAACCTCCTTGTAGGGCCTCTCAGGGCCAAATTAGACGGGGACCTCGGAAGCGTCACCCAGGGCCAGGGCAGCAGTAGCCTCACACTCCGGGCTGGTGCCGCCGGAGCAGGTAATCTCCACCTTGACCTTGACGTACTGCTTGAGACCCACCAGGTCCAGGTCGAAGTTTACCAGCTCGCCGCCTGCGGCGTCGGTGGTGACGGAGATCGCCCCCGCATCGTCCAGGGGCGCGTTGCCCACACAGACCAGCTTATCCTTGACGGGCGCATAGCCGGTGCCGCTCTGGTCGCTCTCGGTGATGGTCAGCTTCACGGCCATACCCGTAGGGGAGCCGGAGGGGGAGCCGACCTTGACGGCCAGGATGCCGGAGAGGAAGCCCTCACGGTTGATGGCGTCCTCGCTGGTGTACGGGGTCACTTTGACGCTCTGAATAAGTGCGCGTTTCATAGCTGAAATTCCTCCTTGTTGAAATTATAGGGCCGGGGCGGTATGCCCCGGCCTCCGATTAAAACGCCTTGATGTTCTTGACGTGCAGGAAGCTCTCCTTGTGACGGGCAGCGATGTCCACGTACATGAGGGCGCGGGTGGCGGCCAGGTTCTCTTCAAAGGCGTTGTGCTGGTTGCCCTCTTCATCGACCCAGGAGCCGTCCAGGGTGGTGTAGGTCTCAAGGCCCATCTGCTCGCCCACCAGGAGGTCCGCCCAGTTGCCAAAGGCCAGCTCAGTGAGGCCGCTGGTGTCGGTGGTGATCTGGTTGGACACGCGATAGGGGAACCCCAGCAGCTTGCCGGTGTTCATCTCATCGCGGTAGATGTACGCGCCGGTGGTGGTCTTGAGGTTCATCAGGTAGCCCTCCAGGACGGAGTTGAACGCCCAGCCGAGCTTGTTGTCGTCCACGTTCTTTGCCAGGACCTTAGAGCGGACGAACACAGGGAAGTCGGCAGTAATCTTGCCGTTGCTGTCGGCCAGGTCATCGTTGCTCAGGGTCTTGGCGTCCACGTGCTCAACCTCCTTGTCGGTGAACACGCCGAGGGGCTGGAACTCGCCGCCCTTTCCGAACATAGCGCCGAAGTCAAGGCCCAGCTCCATGCGCCGGGTCAGGTCGTTGGCGAAGAGCTGATCGGCAGAGTAGTTGGTGCTCATCAGCAGCTCGCGGGTCTGAGGCACGATGGCCTCCAGGCGCTTCGCGGACAGACGGATGTTGCCGTAGGTGGGCTGGGTCTTCGCAATCTTGCGAGCCTCACCACCCCAGGTAGCACGGGCACCGCCGGTCATCTTGGGGATGTTCAGGTTGCCGTTGGCCATGGGGACTTTCTGGGCGCCCAGCTCAAAGATGACGGTCTTGGAGTACAGCAGCTCAATGATCTGGTCCAGGTAGATTTCAGGGATGAGGTAGCCGCCAGCAGCGGGGTTGGTGGCAGACAGGGCCTTGAACTCGCGGGCCATGTCCGCATCGTCATACTTCCGCTGCGCGTAGAAAGAGGCGGCGTCGGGGTCATGCTTGCCGAACACGTCCAGGCACTTGATAGCGCGGGCGAGCTGCACGGCGGGCGGGATAGACTTCTTGGCGGTGCTGGTGGGGGTGGTACGGCTCATGTAGATGGAGCTGTACTTCCGCTGGACGGGGGAGGCCGCGCTCTTGCGGGCGCTTTTGGTCTGGTGCTTGCGGGTGGCGGCCTTGCGCCCCTTGGCCTCATCAGTCACTTCCTCATCCTCCTTGACCTCTTCCTCAACGCCGTCATCCTCCTTGGCCTCGCCCTCGGTGGCGTCGATAATCTCACCGACGGCCTCCATGACTTCCTCGGCGGTGACGTCGCCCAGCTCTTCGCCGGCCTCCTTGCGGCTCTTGCGCTTCTCAGCGACAACGGCCATAGCGTCCTCAATCAGACCGGAGATGTCAGCGGGGGCAACCTCGGCAACAGCGTCCTCGGTTCCCTCTTCGCCCTCGGCCTTGGCCTCGGCCTGCTCATCCAGGGCCTCCTTGACGCAAGCCTTGATTTTCTCGGTCAGCTCATCGGCCTCCATCTTCATAGACTTGCGGCCAGCGGGTGCGGTTCCTTTCTTGGGAATAGCCATTTGTAATTTCCTCCTTATAGCAGAATTTCATAGGTGATGCCGGTAGTCGGCGCGGACTTCGCGGCTCTGGTGTTGGCGGTATGGGAGACGGACTTCTCGGTGTCGCTTGCCTCTCGGATAATGCCATCAAGGACCTTGGTAGCGGCTTTCATGGACGCGCTCGCGTCCTTGAGGGCCTTTAGCCGGGGCCCGCTGATTTTCCGACCGGCCTTGACTTCGGCGGTGGCCGCCTCCAAAAAGGCGTCCAGGAAACCGGCGGCGTCGGTGGCCTGCTTGTAGTCGGTGATCGTCGCCTCCGGGTTCATGGCCCAGGTAACGACGGAGACCTCCCACAGCTTGACTTCCCGCAGATGCCGGATGCCGTTTTCGTCGTAGTCAAAGACGATGGGGTCATATCCGATGGACAGCTCAGTGAGAACTCCATCTTTCAGCAGCACTTTGATGTCGCGTCCCATCGAAGTGTCGCTGATTTTGGCCTTAATGAAAAGGCCGTTGCTGTCTTCCCTCAGCTCCAAAGGTCTGCCAATGGGGAGCCAGCAGTCGTTGTGCAGGGCGAGTATCTTCACCCTCTCCCAGCCTTCGGCGATTGTCTTCGTGAAGGCACCAGGCTCAATTATGTCCCCGCCGCTGTCGATGTTGCCATAAACCGCAGCGTAGCCACTAAAGATGCCGCTCTCTTCGTCGTACTCTTCGGTACGGAAAGACAGCGTTTTGTGCTCCGTCTTGGAGCTTTTCACTTTCACCCCTCTACGGAGCGAAGCCTCCCACGCTTTCAGGCCCCGCCCGGAGGCATAGTAAAACGGCGAGACCCGCAGATGTGCCGCTGCGAGCTTCGCCGTCATAACGGGGTCATCGTTGGTAATATTCGTGTCCGGGCTTGCGGTGCCGTGCTCAAGCTCCGCATTCATCCCGGCTGTCAGGGCTTTCAGGTCGAACCGCTCTTTCTCCAGGTCGATACCCGCAGATCGGGCGGCCTCCTGAGCCTGCATCTCGGTAAATTCCATCAGGCGTCCTCCTTATTTGTCGAATGTCAGGAAACAGTGACAGTTCACGACCTCAGCGGGGTCCGTACAATCCGGGTCACAGGGCCGCATTAGGCCGTTTGAGAATTTGGCGTCGATAGGGACCCGCTCACCGTTCAGGCGCTTGTGGGATGGTCTGGCGGCGCTCATGTTGGCAACGTGCCAGGTCTTCCAGGCGGCCCCGGCCTTTCGCATCATGTCGTAGTGGCCGGTCAGGAGCGAGGTATTGCACTCCTGGGTGGCGATGGTCCGCGCCCTGGATGCCGTGGTCTGCATCTCCTGTTCAATCTGCTTGGCGATGGTGGCCCGGCTGTCTCCGTGCTCCAGTCCAGCGGAGACGATACGGGCGATGGACTGCTGGGTGGTCTCCGTGATGCCTTTGACCCGGACGCCGCCCCGCAGCTTCGCCGTGCTGATAAGCTCTGGCCTCTGGACCGCCTGGAGGTTGTAGAGCTTGGCAGACACCCCAGCGCCCTTGTCGTAGCTCTCTTTCCACAGCGGCTCAAAGATATTCAGCAGGGCCGTTTCCTCCTGGGGCCAGTCGATGAGGCCCAGGGTAAAGGCGCTCACAAGGCGGGTGCGGTCTGCCTCGCTCAAAGAGGACCACGCCGCCGCGCTCTGCTCCGCCGCGTCCTCGCTGTTCGGGTCATAGCCGGGGATGGCCCCCATGAGAATGTCCCAAACGCTCCGCTCATCCTTGGTGGTACCGCCCATGGCGTCACTCACCCGGCGGCCCTGCTCCCGCAGATATTTGAGGGTGGCAATCTCAAAACGCTGGGTTTGCTCCCTCTCAGCTTGCAGCAGGGCGCGTTGTGCGGCCTGCACCTGGAGGTTTTTACGCTCTTCCGGGGACGTACCCTTAGAGGACACGATTTCTATGCCCTCCGCGCCGTCTCCCGTCCCCTCTGAGCCGTTTTCGGCGTCTAGGGGTATTCCGTTATCCGTTATCTCAATGTCCTGCTCTCCGCCCGTCTCAAGCGGTGGTGCGCTCTCTGCATACTGGAGGTTGGCCGCCGCCGTGGAGATCGCCACAGGGTCATCGTCTTCCCGGATGTAGACGTCGGAGAACTGCGTCTTGTAGACATCGCCGCCCACCAGGGCCGGAGGCATACCCAGCTTCTCGCGGGCCTCATCCTTGGTGAGTAGGCCAGCATTCCAGCCGTCTATGCCCAGGGCCTTGTCAAACTCCTGGTTCCGGGGAATGATGTCATCGAAGCGCCACACCAGGTCGTTTCCGAAATACGGGATGATCTGGTTGTTGATGGCCTCTTCCCGGCGGCGTAGGTTGGGCATGAGGACGTTTTGAGCATAGATGAACTGAGCCGCCTCCGACGTGGCCCGGTTGCTGCTCTCCGTGATACCCATAATCTCACGGGGGACGCCGAAGTGCTCAAGGACGGCATTCCGCAGGAATGTACGCCCGTTCACCATGTCCATGTCTTTCATGCTGTCTCCGACCTTGTTTACCGTGACCTCGCCGTTGACAGTAGCGACGCCGTGGCTCTGGAACACTCCCCGGAAGCGCTCAAGCCATTCAGACCGGAAGCGCTGTCGCTGCTCCGGGGTGGACTTGGGCATACCGATGATGAGGTTCGGCGTAGCGTCGTTGAAGAAAAAGCGCTTTTGGAACTTGGCCGCGTATTCGTCGGTCTCAATCTCATCTGCCAGGGCCTCAGACTGCCCGAGGCCGCGCTTGAATGGGTCTATCGGGTTCAGGTCTTTCATCACGAACATATCATCTACGGACACATTCATCAGCAGACCGTTGGTGAGCCGGACGGTGTAGTACGGGTGGTCCAGGTACGGGGTCATCTGCACCCAATGGACGGGGACCGGCCACAGCTCCACAGGGACGCCCAGGGGCGATTTCTCCATGATGAAGTACCCCTCGCCCTTGAGCTTGAGGTAAATCTCCAGGAGCCGCCACAGGGCCGCGTTGCTCATCTCATGCAGCGGGTTCGGGTTCGCCCAAAAGTCCAGGAACGGGTGATGAGTAAGCTCCTGTTCGTCGCCGTTCTCATCTACCCGGTAGAGCTTGCCCTCTGCAAAAGACAGATCGGAGGCGATGCGCTCCACGACGGACAGGCGGGGATTGGTCCGAAACGCATCTATCCACTCCTGAGTGTTGCGCTCTGGCGGGTTGGTCCACCTGGGCAGCATGACGCTATCGCCCCGGTAGGTCTGGCTTGCTCTCCCCGCACCGCCCCCTCTAAATCGGTTCCAGAATGGCACGGTTATTCGCCCCCCTCGCGCTTCGGCTTTTTACCGAGCACCTGGGAGACAGCGGGGTTTTTGGGGCCGCCGGTCATCTTCTGCCAGCGGCGCCGGGCCTCTGCCGCCGTGTTTGCCCGGATATACTTCATCGGCCAGCCGTCAGCCGATACAAGGTAACTGCATTTCGCTTTCATGGTGTCCTCCTTAGTCAATGCTCCAGTCGCTTACCAGCGGGTCATGCAGGGCCAGGGCCAGCGCGTCTCCCATATCCGGGGAGGACAGGCCGCGCTTTTTCATGGCCTCTTTCTTCTCCAGCTCAATCTTGCCCGCGCTGTTCACCACGTACTTTCGGTTGGAAAGTTGGCTTATCTGCTTGTCATCCGGGTATAGCTTGATGCTCTGTGTCCGAAGGGCCTCCCGGACGGCCCCCCACATAAGGCCGGTGCTGTTCTGGTAGTCGATGGGGTCATCGTCGCTGATGGTACCTCCCTCGCCGCCAAAGTGACACTCCACGATGTCCAGGGAGAACGGGGGCGGGGCGTCCTCATCGTCGGAATACCAGCGGTCTCGCTGGGCCTGAATTTCCTCCACGATCTGTTCCCGCAGCTCCATGAGGCGGTCAAAGACGCCGACGCCCAGGCCGTCACAGTCGATTTTGACGTGTATCTCTGCCCAGGGCTGCTCCAGGGCATAGCGCTTGATGAGCTGGACAGCCTTGCCGCTCAGCTCCATGGTGTCGTTGTGGTGGTATATCTCCGGCTTTTCCTGGAGCTTCTTGTCCAGGACGGGGGATAGGACGCTGCTGTCATCACCGTAGCGGGCGACGTCAATCCCGATGTCAACGCGGGCCGCCCGGTCAATCTCCGGGGCCTCGGCCTCGCTCGCCCGCTCTGCCCACTCCATAGGGATGAAGCTGTCAGGCAGGGCCTTGGGGAACTCCCCAGCCACACGGACGCGAAAGACGTCGCTGTCCTCACCAAACATATCAATGATGGTGTCGATGAACTGCTGATCTACGCGGCTGCTGTCCCGCCCGTCAATGTGCATGGCGTTGTAAAGCTCGCGGGACTTGTGGTGGCTGTCATAGAAAAAGCCGGTAATCTTCGTGGGGTTCCCACACATTACCAGCTTTGCGCCCTCCGTAGATAGTGCGCCGAGGACCGGCTCAAATATCTCATCTCGGACACCGGAGGCTTCGTCGATGATGTAAAGCACGTGTTCGGCGTGAAAGCCCTGGAGGGCGTCGGGCTTACTGGCCGTCCGGCCTACCGCGAACCACTCTTCCGGGTGGCCTCTCATGTAGACCTTTTCCTTGGTCCATATCAGCTCTTGAGACAGGGCTGGGTTACTGCGGAGCCATTTCGCAATCTCGGCCCACAGGATGTCCCATAGCTGGTGCTGGGTAGGGGCGGTGCAGGGTATCTTCGGGAATGGCCTGGTAGTCAGAAACCAGATGGCAAGCCAGCTCTCCACCGCGCTCTTGCCGATGCCATGGCCGGAGCGAACAGAAGTCATGGGGTATTGCGCTACACTGTTCAGGATAGCCCTTTGATTGCTGTCCGGCTTGGCCCGTATAATGTCCTCCACGAAGTCCACCGGATTGTCGGCGTAGTAGAGGATGGCGTCACTTGTCAGGTTCATTCTGCTGCTTCCTCCGTTCCCACGCCTCAGAGATGACGGCGGCAAGGCTGCTGTCGGCCTGCTCATTCGCCTTGCCCGGTGCGGTGTCGGCCTCCAGCTCCATGCGGTTCTCACGCTCCAGCTTGGTAGCCTCCCGGATGAACGCCACAAGGTTCTTCGGGTCTATCTCGCTGGGGTCCATGTCCTTGAGGGCCTGCAACGCCTTTTCCTGCAATTTCAGGGCGATGCTGATATGACGGTCAGCCATTTTCCGACGCTTCTTGACGGCCTGGGCATGGGCTTTCCTCTGGACGTCAACGTCGTATGCGGCGGTCCGCTCTACCCACTGATAGGTGCGGCTCCATCGGCCTATGAGCGTGGTACTTTTGTTTAACTGCTTAGCAACCGCCCGGATGCTGCGCTCTTCCCCCAGCTCCAGGTAGACCGAAAACGCCTCATACGCTTTGACACCCTCGCCCTCCAGACGCTCCCACGGCTCGGTGTCTCTGTGCTTCGGCATTCCGATCTACCCTCCTTTCGGGGCCGGTAGCCGTCACTTAACGGCTATCCAGCCACAGAAATTCAGGCAGCGCCAAAACATATCGACTTGCCGAAAACCGGCGGTCCGCATCATGTCCACGCTCCACTCGGCCTTGAGCGGAGACAGCACGTTTTCCAGGCTGCGCCGCTTGGACATGATCTGCTCATCGGTATAGCCGTTCTCCCGCTTCATCTCGTAGTAGAGGTCCACCATCAGGTCATCCATGTTTTCGCTGAGGATTTTCTCTACAAAGATGAGCGCCCCGCCGTCGGTCAGGCCGTCGTAAATCTGCTTGAGCATCCGGGGCCGGTAGGCCGTCGGCATGAACTGCATGGACAGGACGGAGAGGACCAGGCTGCTCTTTTGCTCAAATGGCAAATACTCCCAAATATTCCCTTGCCGGACCGTGACGTTGACGTCCGCCTGGAAGCGCTTCTCGCAGGCTTCCACCATGGCCGGTGCGTTATCCACCAGCAGAAAGTTGTTGCTCTGGCCGTACTTCACCACGAATGGCTCCACGGCCAGGCCGGTGCTGCACCCCACGTCCACAATCAGGGTCTCCGGCTGGATGAAGCGCTCGCCCAGCTTGTAGGTAAGCGCCCGCATAGATCGGTAGTCCGGGATGCTGCGCTCAAGCATATTGGCGAAGCAGGCGGCCACTTCTCCGTTGAACTCCCATTTCTCCCCAGGGTGTACGTTGTCTCTCATTTTGCCTCTCCTTTCGTCGGAGGGGGCAGGCGAATACCGAGCCGGTGCTCAAACGCTTCCCGCGCTCGCTGAGACAGTCCCATGCGTGAGCCGTCCGGGTAGGGAAGCTCAAATTCAAAGTCCAGCGCAGCGGCCAGGGCCGCAGGGTCCACTATCGGGTCTGCCGCCTCCATGTACCAGAATTTTGTTATCATCTCCAGGCGCTTCACGGTACGGAAGCACGGGGCGAAGATTGCCCGCATCTCTTCCTCGGTGTGGCCCTTTTGGACCTTGGGGTGTGCTCCGATGTCCCCCAGGATGGTGTTAGGTTCATAGTCCAGGTCAAAGGTCAGCACCTTTTCTGCGGCCAGGAACTTCTTTTTCGTGTTCACAAACTGCGGGGCCTTATTGCTCTGGCACCAGCAGACTACCATCCCATCCGGGGCGCACAAGGCCGCCGCGATGACCGCGATCTGCTTCCGGTCCGCCATAAAGGGGACGCTGTTGAACACGCTGGAGATAAAGACGCTGCTGTACGGCGTCCCGGCCTCCACTTCATCCAGGAAGCGGGCGGCAATCTCCAGGCTCTTTTCCTTGTGGATTTTCTCGCCCACGGTCACGAAGTACGGCTCAAAGGCCGATACCTGAATACCGGCCTTGCGGAGCGTCCGGGTGTTGTTGAGCTTCCCGGCCCCAAAGTCTACCACGCTGGACCCGTAGTGTCGGCGCCAGGTCTCCAGGGCCGCACCCTCCAGCTTGCAGAAGTCCCGCCCGCAATTCTTCGGGAACACGCCCTTGAAAAAGCCGTCCCCCAGGGCGGCGTTGCCCTCGGCGTCGGTCTCTCTGGTGTTCCGCTCTCGCATGAAGCTATTGAAACGCAGATCGTCGGCATAAGTGCTCTCCATGTCAAAGTCCATGGATAACAGGTTGAGCATGGAGGACGCGAACGCCTCTTGCTCCGGCCTCACCTTGACGCAGGCGATGACCTTTCTTCCGGCCTCCGCTGCTACTTGCAGGCGGCCTATCCCGTTGATGACGTTCCCGGCCTCCCCAATGACTACCGGCATGGCGCTCCCGATGCGGCGCTCCAGGGATTTTGCAAGCTGCTTGATGTGGGTGTCGAAGCTCCGGTGATTGAGTTTTGCCAGCTTCACGACGTCCATCCGGCGCAGGGCGTAGACACAGGGAAATGACGCTTCGGTCCCCGGCTCGATGTCCGGCAGCTCCCCGGTCATGGCCTCGATGTCCATTTCATAGAGGCGGCGTCGGATGATGGCGCAGGTGTCTTGCTTCTGGAGGTCATTCGTGGCCCGGTTGAACAGGACGTTCACGGCCCGCCGCTCTCCCAGGGTCTTCCCGCTCACATACTCCACGGGTATCTGCCGGAAGCCCATGCGGGAGGCCACAAGATGCCGCTGGTGCCCGCTCAGGATTTCGCCGCTCTCATCGGCGTAGATCGGGAGCAGGAAGCCCAGCTTGCGGAGCGACAGCTCCGTGAGGGCCAGCCGCTTTTCGTCGTTGCGCCGGGGGTTATATTCAGACGCTTGCACGGCGTCGATAGGGACAAGTTTAATCATGGCGCAGCAACCTCCGTTTCATTTCCTGGGCGATTTCTCCCTGGTCGAAGATACCGGCGTCCCGGATGCTTTCGACCAGGAGCTTGTAGCGCGGGACCTCCACCTTGAAGTGTAGGTGTCCAATTCGGACAACCGTAGTCCCCATAGTAGGCTCATCGTCGCCGCCGGCGGGTTCGCCCTCTTCCTCGCCGTCGGTGTCCCCGCCGTCCGGGTCTTCGTCCTGGTCCCAATCCGGGTCATCGTCAGCGTCTTCACCTTCGCCGTCCCCGCCGAGCTGCCGGTAGACCAGGACCTCATCGCGGTCAAAGCCGGTCTCGAACTCCAGGACCTCATCATCCCGCAGCAGATCGCCCAGGCGGTCGGTGTCCCAGCGGCCCTCAATGCGGTTCAGAGCAAGACAGAGCTTCATCTCCTTGCTTTCGTCCGGCTGGTCGATGACGGAGCAGAGCACTTCTTTCCATCCCAGGTCCCGCAGGACCGCAAGGCGCTGGTTACCACCAATGCAGCGCATATTGTGGAGGTTCACGACCGGCGGCTCCACCATGCCGTTAAGCTCAATGCTCCGGCGTAGGGCCTTGTACTCATCGCTTCCGCGCTCAATATCCTCGCGGGGGTTATAAGGGGCAGCCACGATGTCGGAGAGCTTCAGCATCTCCAGTCTGGTTTCATACTTCATCGAAAAGCCTCCCTTTCAGCTCCGCGCAGACAAGCTCCTGGGTAAAGCCCACCTTTTCCCGGACGTCTGCCATAAGGTCCTCAAACTCCGCTTCCTCCAGACGGAAAGAGAAGTCACCCACGATACACTTAATGCCGTCGGCGGTGTCCTCTTTCTTGCCCAGGGAGGGCGGTTCCTCATCCTCGCCCAGCTCGCCGCCAATTTCCCCCAGGAGATCGTCAATGTCTGCCTGGGTAAAGCCGGTGGCGAGTAGGTTCTCTCCATCGTCAATGAGCTGCTGGATGATGTCTGCCAGTTGGCCGTAGTCCCATTCGCCGTCCAGCTTGTTCAGGGCGATGCACAGCGCCTTGGCCTGGGCCTCCGGCATATCCACCACGACGGCGTTTGTCTCCGTCTCCCCGGCGGCCAGCAGGACGGAAAGCCGCTGGTGTCCACCAATCAGGCAGTTGTCCCGAATGTTCACGATGAGAGGGAGGACCAGGCCGTTTTCCTCAATGCTCGCGTCCAGGGCTTTATACTCCTGGTCTTTGGGTGTGAGCTGCACCCTGGGGTTGTAGGGGGCCGGTTTGATGTCGGCCAGCTTGATTACTCTGGTTTCCACGCTTCCACTCCTTTCAGATTTGGGCAATAAAAAAGCGGGGCGCTCTCGCGTCCCGCCTGGTGGCTGATATTCAGTTATCCGAATAAGCTGCATTGGTCGAAGGCCGGGACCCTCACCATGCCCGCCGATTTGATGAAGCGGTCATAGGGGGCGGCCTCGATACCGAACCGCGCATACATGGCCCGCGTCTTCGGATTGCTCTCCACCGCGTAGTAGTGCGCCCCCTCCGGGCCATTCTGTGCGCCGTGCCGGGGCAGGATGAAGCGCCGGAGGGCGCTCTCCTTGAAGACCGGAGGCTCCGCGTTGATGTCGTTGAAGTACCACTCCTGGGGCTGCCAGCCGGTTTTCCGCTTGATGTTCGCCATGGTCTGCTTCATCTGGTAGTCCGGTCTGGCCGTCACGATGATAACATAGTCATCCCGGATGGCCTCAATCAGATCGGCCCGGTACTCTTCGGCCTCCATGCGCCGGGAGAATGGCCGGAGCATTCGCGTGTCCGCCTGGTTTCCTACCAGGGTGTAGTTTAGATCGAGTAGGCAGATGTTTTTCATAGGTTAGTTACTCCTTTGCTTTTTCCTACCGTTATTATACCACATTTTAGGGCTTCTGTCACAGGTTTTCACAAAAAAGATGCCCGAAATTTAGTGTTTATGACGGTTTTCTCTACCCACACTCTTTCATTGTGGATGAGTATAACACAGATAAATTGCACCGTCAAATTGTAAAATTGCACGGCAAAATTGCAAGCCCTTATCTCAAGGCTTCCGCGCCGTATAGCCAGACTGCGACGCGCTGCACAAGCCTCTTTCGATGCCGCCAGACAGTGGAGGTATCGCACTCCAGGTCCTCAGCTATGTCCCTGTCATCCACGTCATCCAGGTACTTCCCGGACAGCGCCCGGTAATAGGGGTCATCCCGGACCGTGGCGAGCGCCCGCTCCAGGGTCTCAATCTCATAGCGGTCCGCCGCGATGGTGGCCTCCATGTCCATGAGAACGGCCTCCCATATCTCATCCGGGGAAAGCCGGTTCCCGTTCTTGATAAACCGGGTGATGCTTTTGCTCCGCTCTCGCGGCCCGTAGAGCTTGAACTCTTCCAGCCGCTCAAGGTCATCCTCCAGCTTGATTTTCAGGGTGGGCAGGCCGTAGAGACGGCGCTCAGTAGCCTTGAAAGCATCTTTGGCGGTGCGCTCGGCAGAGATGCGTCCGGCTTCAACGGCCTGCATGATGATGTCCCTGATGTTCTCCTGTGATTTGCCCATTGATTTTGTCGCCTCCCATGTGGTAAAATAGCTTTGTCACGGGCTGTCTTCCCTCCGGGGGAGGCGGCTTTTTTATTTGCTCAGGGCTTCCCGCCCTTTATGATCTGAAAGTTTCTCCGGCGCGTCTCTGCGGCTCTCGCCCTCCGCTGCTCAACTATCCTCTGCATCTCAAGGTACTTTTCCGGGAACTTATGCCTTGGGCAGTCCGGGCGCCACTGGCTGCGCTTGGAGAAGTCGCCGTCGTAGTGCTTGCACTCATCGCAGCAAAAGCAGATGTCCTCGGCGTTCTGGACCTCACCCGGCGTCATGTACCACGCCTCAAGCTCCGCATTGTAGAGACAGTGATCGCAGGCGCACCCATAGCAGCTCATGGCAGATTGATGTCTACGGCGATGCACTTCACCCAGGGGAGGGCGTTGTAGGCTTCCTGGGCCTCCTTATCCGTCATGGAGAGAAATTCATCGTACCCCTTTACTTCGATGAGGACGGCCTCAACATCTTCATCGTCAAAGAAAAAGATGTGCTCTTCCGACACCAGGTATTTTGTGACGCTGGCCGCGCCCCAGGCTCCTTTCCAGCGAGCGTACCCATCATTGCATACAATCTCACTGTCCACCATCGGGACGATAGGTAGCTCCGGGTGGGCCTTAATCAACTCCAGCAGATCAGAAATATACTTGTCCATATCTCATCCTCCGTGGTTCACTTGACGCCATTAACCGCTGTCTGGAGCAGAAAGCCCAGGAGCATCCAAACGCGGTCCTTGATTTTCTTCATGCAGATTTCCCGGCCCAGCTTCTCATCGTAGTTTTCAGGGCTTACGCAGGAAGACGCCTCCACCAGCTCAAAGCCATTCCGCAGCATGGCCCGGACGATGGTGGTTTTCTCCCCAGCGGTCTGCGTCCAGGTCTCCAGGATGAAGTTATCCACCATCTCCTGACTGATGCTGGGCTTGCTAGTTCGCAGCTCCGTGTTGACCTCTAGGGGAAGATAGGCCCGCTCAAACGTGTCCTTGGGGGACCAGCTCACATACCCGTCCGCATACTGGACGCGGTAGCCGTCCTCCACGCTGGGGAAGTTGGGGAACGCCTCGGACGGGTCATCAGTGATGGTAATGTGCCCCTGGCCGTCCATGCAGCGGTAGGCAGGCTCAGCCTCAATAATCTTGGTCCCGATGTACTGTTTCATTTTTCATGCCCTCCAGTAAAAATATTCTTGAGCCGGTCCAGCAGGCTCAGCCGTTTGTCGGGGTAGGTGTCGACTGTCTCTTTGCTCCACACGGCTTCCAAAACGTAGTCCTCCTTGCCGTCTCCCTGGGCGTGGATGAACACCGGAGTAGCGGCGATGGTCTCCAGCGCCTCCACCCGGCGTTCCAGCGCCCGGAGGCGCTTCTCCCGGCGGGCGCTCATCTCTGACCCTCCA